AACAGCAGCAACTTGCTCTGGAAGCCCAGATAGCGGGGGCCGAAGTAACCCAGAAACAACAGGATGCACAGCGTAAACAACAGTTGGATGGAGTCAAACTGGGGGTAGAAGTGGCTAAGCACAAAGCCGATACCCGCACTAAGACCCAGTTGGAAGGTGCCCGCATGGGTATGGACGCCGCTAAGCACAAGGCCGAGATGAAGAAACAACATACCCAGATGGGGATGGATGCATTACATAAGACCGCTGATATGGAGCATCAGGCAGGGCAAAACGCAGCTAATCGCAAACATCAGGCGGACCAAGCCCGCTTGCAAGCGCAACAGAATCAACAACCACCGAAGGAGACTGAATGAGTAGCGATAACGTCCTAGGTCACTTAGTTCATCTACTAAAAGACCAGCGCGAAAGTGTGAAAGAAGACATGGTACGGGGGATGATGTCCTTCGAGATGTACCACAAACAATGCGGAGTAGTTCGGGGTCTCGACTACGCAGTGCAACTTATAGAAGACCTTGCAAAACAATTGGAGAGAGACGATGAGTAAAGAAGGCGGCAGCGTACTAATCCTAGATACCAAAGAGGAAGCAGCGCGTAAAGCGAAGCAAGTTCCTGAACCTACCGGGTTTCACATCCTGTGTATGGTTCCAAAGATCGATGATACCTACGGGGACAGCGGACTAATGAAGTCCAGTGAGACTCTTCGTGTGGAAGAGCAGTCAACCATTGTGTTGTATGTCGCCAAGCTAGGTCCACATGCATATAAGGACACTACCCGTTTCCCATATGGCGCTTGGTGTAAAGAAGGTGACTTCATCATCACTCGTGCTTACGCGGGAACTCGTATCCTTATCCATGGTACCGAATGGCGGATCGTCAATGATGATACCGTAGAAGCCGTTGTGGACGATCCTCGCGGAATTCGCCGCGCATAACTGGAGATAACTCATGACTAAAGAAGCATTTAAGTTTCCGGACGAAACTCCGGCAGACGAGGTTAAGGATGATCTTGCTGTAGAAATTGTTGACGATACCCCACCTGAGGATCGTAACCGTACCCCGTTGCCACAGAACCTTGTGGAGGAACTGGAGAAAGACGACCTTAACGAATATTCAGAAAAGGTTAAACAGCGCCTCAGCCAGATGAAGAAAGTTTGGCATGACGAACGACGTGAGAAAGAGCGCGTGTCAAGGGAGCGTGAGGAGGCCCTTAACTTTGCCCAGCATACCTATGAGGAGAACAAGAAGCTCCGTGAGAAATTGGGTGCGGGTGAGAAGGTATTTATCTCCGAGGTTACTAAGTCAGCCACGGCGGAAGCTAGTGCTGCCAAAGATGCGCTTCAGAGAGCGTATGAATCCGGTGACCCTAAGGCTATTGCGGATGCTCAGGAGGCATTGACCGATGCCAAGATCAAGCTACGGGAGGTTCAGAGTTTTAGACCAAGTACTTTACACGAAGATAGAAGTAGTGTAGAAGTGCAGCCACGTATCCAGCAATCCGCTCCAGTACGAGACACTAAGGCCGAATCTTGGCGTGAACGTAATACTTGGTTCGGGTCCGACGGGGAAATGACCTCACTCGCGCTGGGTGTGCATGAACGGTTGGTCAAGTCTGGGTACAATCCAAGTAGCGATGAGTACTACAGAGAAATAGATTCTACCATGAAGAAACGGTTCCCTGAGTATTTCTCAGAACCATCTTCAACAACGACGCAGGAAAAACCTGCTGCTCGCAAGCCATCAACAGTTGTTGCACCAGCTACGCGGTCCACCGCGCCTCGTCAGGTTCGTTTGACTTCCTCGGAAGCGGCTATTGCTAAGCAACTTGGCTTAACCCCTGAAGCATACGCTCGTGAAAAGATAAAACTGGAGAACGACAATGGCTAATCCTGAAAACCGTTTGACTCGTGAGCTTGATACTAGAGCTACCACGCAAAGACCGACCTCATGGAAACCACCTGAAACTTTGCCATCTCCTAACCCGAGACCCGGTGTAGCACATAGGTGGATTCGTACCGCTTTGATGGGCAACTTTGACCCTACCAATGCGAGCGCAAAACTTCGTGAAGGATGGGAACCGTGTAAAGCGGAAGACTATCCTGAGCTTATGGTATTGGCTGATAACAATCCAAATAGCCGATTTAAAGGCAACATTGAGATTGGTGGGCTGATGTTATGCCGGATTCCTGAAGAGTTTATGAAACAACGAGCTCAACACTTCGAGAACATAAACAAATCGCAGTTGGAATCAGTAGACAACAGCTTTTTGCGCCAGAACGACCCCCGGATGCCGCTCTTTAGTGAGAAATGGTCCACGGTGTATTTTGGTAAAGGTAAATAATTTTTTAGGAGATTTTTATGGCTTATCCATCTGTTTCAGGGGCCTACGGGTTCCGGCCAGTGAATGAGATCGGGGGTCTGCCTTATGCTGGCTCGACTCGTATGATCCCAATCGCCACTGGTGCTTCTGCTATGTATCTCGGTGACATCGTTCAATTGAGCGGTGGGACTGTGGTGCCTTCTACTATGTCTGCACAATCGACTCCTGCTACTCCGGTAGCGGGTACTATTGGCGTATTTCTGGGCTGCGAATACACTGCTACCCCTTCAGCTACTGCTGCTAACCCTAGTGGCCCGCTGTTTGGTAAAATTCGCTCGCAGTTTTATCCGGGAAGCACCTATGCGAATGACGCCGTTGCGTATGTATGTGACGATCCTAGGGTGGTCCTGAAGGTAGTAATGCTGTCTGCGGGTACTTCACTGTCTAATACTTCTACTACTGTTGCTTATGCTAACCCATCTTTTATCGGTACTAACCTTAACCCAGTATTTGGTACTGCCGGTAGTACTGCTACAGGTAGCTCTGCGCAAGGAGTATGTGGTGGAGTAGTGGCTCAAGGTACTGGTGGAGTACGTGTACCAACTCTGTTGCCATTCCGTGTTGTTGGTGTTGTTCCAGAAACTGCAGTAACTGTTCAAACGACAGGTACTACTTCTGGTTCTAGTACTTCAGTAACGGTTCCTTCGTCTACTGGTTTGGTCGCTGGTATGCAAGTTATTGCTCAAGTAGTAGCAGCTGGCGCATATGTTAGTGGCGCAGCCCCCGGTAACTATTTGACTCTGACGAACGTTAACAGCACTACGTTAACTGTTTCATCAGCAATCAATATCGGTTCGACTGCTGCTAATTTGACTTTCATTGGCTACCCAGAAGTATTGGTAACTTGGAATAGTACGTTCCATAGCTATACCAACACCGCTGGCGTTTAATAAGGGGAACTAAGAAATGGCTATTTCACGCGCACAACTATTGAAGGAATTGCTCCCCGGCTTGAACGCTTTGTTCGGTCTGGAGTATTCATCCTATGGCGAAGAACACAAAGAGATTTACGAGATTGAAACCTCTGAGCGTTCTTTTGAAGAAGAAACCAAGCTGTCTGGCTTCTCAGCAGCTCCGGTGAAAAACGAAGGTCAGGCTATTGCGTACGACAATGCGCAGGAAGCTTGGACTGCCCGCTACAACCATGAAACCATCGCTTTGGGTTTCAGCCTGACTGAGGAAGCTATTGAGGACAACCTCTATGACTCTCTGTCTAAGCGTTATATCAAGGCTCTGGCTCGCGGTATGGCATACACCAAGCAAGTTAAAGGTGCTGGCGTTCTGAATAACGGCTTCAATGCTGCCTATGCGGGCGGTGATGGTCAGCCTCTGTTCAGCTCTGCACACCCACTTGTATCTGGTGGTACCAACAGCAACGTGCCTCCTACCATGGTGGACCTGAATGAGACTTCGTTGGAAGCCGCTACCATTCAGATTGCCGCTTGGACGGATGAACGTGGTCTGTTGATCGCTGCTAAACCTCGTAAGCTGGTTATCCCTCCTGCCCTGATGTTCGTTGCTAAGCGCCTGCTGGATACGGAACTCCGTGTCGGCACCACTGACAATGACATCAATGCGTTGAAGGCAATGGGTACGGTATCAGAAGGCTTTACGGTCAATCACTTCCTGACTGACTCAAACGGCTGGTTCCTGACTACCGATGTACCTAATGGCCTGAAGATGTTCCAGCGTACCCCGTTGCAGAACTCAATGGACGGCGACTTCGACACGGGGAATGTACGGTACAAGAGCCGCGAACGATACTCATTTGGATGGTCCGACGCTCTGGGTGTTTGGGGTTCTTCTGGTTCTTACTGATAAATCAAGCACTTACGTTGATTTGGGAGGGGCCTTCGGGCCCCTTTCTTTTTGGTTGACTTTTTAAAGGGGGTGGAATACATTACCAGTTACTAAATTCCTGAGGGCATAACATGGACACTTCACTACTACCTAAAACTCGAGCAGAAGCAAAAGAACTTGGGGCTAAGTATTACTTTACGGGGGACCCCTGTATTCACGGACATATCGCCCCACGCAAAACAAAAGGGGCTTGTACTGAGTGCTTAAAGGTGGAATGGCGTCAAAATGCAGTACGACGTCGGGAATACTACATACAGTACAACTTACAGGGGGCTGTGAAAGAGAAGAAGCATGAATGGTATATGGCTAACCGAGATAAGGTTATTGCCGCTTCCTTAGCTAGGCCGAAAGAATTACTACGACAGTACAAAACTCAATGGAAACGTACGCATAAGGTAGAAGTTTTGGCGGGTAATAAAGCCCGACGGCGCAAGCATCGTCAAGCTACCCCAACATGGTTGACTCGTACGCAAAAAACTGAAATCCGTCAGTTATATCAGATTGCCATTACCACTACGAAGTTGACCGGGGTTCAGTACGTGGTGGACCACATAGTCCCGCTTAGATCGGATGTGGTCTGTGGCCTGCATGTGCCATGGAATCTTCAGATACTTACTCAGGATGAGAACCTAGCTAAATCCAACAAGCTATCTTCCATTTGACCCCCCTCAATATACAGTGTATATACTAGCTCCATTCTAGGTTTTCTCGCCGTACCAGCCCGCCTAGGGGACAATGCACAGATGGTACGGTAACTCGTGCATAGAGGTATCCAAAATGGGTTTAGCCACACACCAAGGTCCATGGCTGCTTGGGACTGTTAAGAACAACACGGCAGCAGTAAGCACTGCCAACGCTCAGCTAGGGCTGAATCGAAATACTGGGGCTACCTCAGTTGGGCAGACTGCTACGGTTACTTGGAGTGATGCAGCGAATTCTAGCGCATTTGTGGTTCCAGCCGGTTCTTGCATTACTAATATCGCTTTCTATTCTGCATCAGGTTTTGTTGTTGCTAGTGGTAGTTCTACTTTAACCGTATATGCGAATGCAACTCAGATTGCTTCAGTGACTGTAGGTACAACCGGTGCCGCTTTTGCTGGTACTGTTACTCTTACCGCTGCAGGTGCAGCTACTATTGCTAACGTAGGCACTTCTGACGTTGTAATCAAATACACTGTAGCGGGTACTACACTTTCCAGCGGTTCTGGCACCTTGCTCGTTGAATACATCGTCCGTAATTCCGACGGTACTGCAGTCCCTGCATCTGGCTAACTAAGAGGAGCATCCCATGATGCAAACTGATGTAAAGAGTACCCATTTAAACGCCAGCGGGGTCGTTGTGGTGGGTAGGTGTCGTATCAGGGGGTATCAAATTGCCCCCGGTTCTGCCGGACAGATTAATTTCTACGACAATGCTACTACGAATAGTGGGCTGATTCCATTGTCTGTGGATACCACGGCTAATACGGCAATCATATCTACCATGATACCCGGAGAAGGAATCCTGTTTGTCAATGGGTGTTATGTAAATCTTCCTGCTTCTACTACTATTACGGTTTTTTATGCCTAAGTCACCTGCTTGGCAACGCAAGGAGGGTAAAAATCCTGCTGGCGGCTTAAATGCTAAGGGGCGTGCTTCATACAACAAAGCCAATCCGGGGAAACCCGGGTTGAAAGCTCCCCAGCCTGAAGGTGGCTCCCGTCGTGATTCATTTTGTGCTCGGATGAAGGGCATGAAGAAAAAGCTGACTAGTGCTAAAACCGCTAATGATCCTGATTCACGTATCAACAAAAGCCTACGGGCTTGGAAGTGCTAGAACATGTCTGATACCAAGATAAGTGCGTTATCACCTACAACCACTGTATCAAGTACGGATGCGTTACCTATTGCACGAGGTGGTAGTAACTTTCAGCTTAGCGTAAACCAGATATTTAATTACGTGGGGCAGAATGCTATCCCCATTCCCACACTGCAAAGTCCAGCTAAAACTGGCACAAGTGCCAACATACAAAATACAAGTCTTTCCGTAGATGGCAGAGTATTACTAGGTGGTGGGACCGCAGGGGCTAATGGGAATACTATTCTAGGTGGTAGTACGATTGCGGGTAACGTAGCTATTACTGGGGTAACTAATACTGCTTCAGGGGTTCTGTATACTAAGGCACAAACTCCACTCACTACGACCCTAGTCAGTACTATTACTGCTACCGAGACTACGAGTATTACTATAGCGGATGGCACTAATTTTCCAACCAGTGGCTCGGTAGTAATTGATAACGAGACTATTTCGTATACGGGGCTAACCTCCGGAACTCTACCCGCCTATACTTTATCCGGGGTCACTAGAGGAGCTTCATCAAGCGCAGCTTCAGCCCATACTGCTTCGGCGGTTATTGCGTCTACCGCAACTACGTCTGCCACACTTAACGGGATTTTGACGCAGGGGGCTACGAGTATTGCGATTAACGGGACTTTTGGGCTCTCTTACTTCCCTACCTCTGGCGTAGTGCTAATAGATAACGAACAGATTTCGTACACGGGGAAGAGTGCCGCTACGGGATCAGGTAACTTAACGGGATGCACTAGAGGGTATAACGGGACTATTGATGTGGCACATGCCTCCGCAGCTGCAGTAATCCTAGCCCCCATAGTCGCCTCAGATAACTCATATACCTACAATGCTTCAACAGGGCGGCTAGCTGTACCTTATGTACAGGCTACTGGGGTTACTACTTCAGCTGT